CTACAGCGCTAAATCCAACTGATTTTCCCCCTTGTGGCTACGGGGAAAGATATTGGTGGGGACACATGCGCCAGGTGCGGGCTTCGTTTCATTCAGCGATTCATCAATGTGCGTCATGCTGGTAAAGCAGTAGCCACACATCATATTTTGGCACTGGTGATAACTACGTCGAACCAATGGGCTGAGTTCTACGCTTGTACGTGTTTTTGCAGTTGCGCGGCACTTTGGACATTTGATCGCCATGACAACCCCTCAAACGGTTGGTGTTACCAGTATTATACACAGACGCTGTATTAATCATCATTATCGTCTGCTGCCCAATCCGTTATTTTCACTTCAAATTCCAGCGATGTCGTAAATCCTGATTGGCTAATTTCATGTACGCAGCGTGTAATTATCCAATCGGCATTATCGATAACCGTTTTAAATCCAGACATACGGGCGTGTAATTCGGGATATAAATCGGCACGGCCTCGCGCTAACGTCATACTGAATTCTGCCGCACCACGCTGTAACGTCGACCATTTCGCCGCTGCGGCGCGTTTTGCAGCTTGCTCGGTTTTAAACGTCGATCGCATGACATAAACATTACCTTCCGTTCCCTTCAGATAATTCCCCTCTTTACTGCTGGATGCGGGTTCTTTCTTTTTAGCTGGCGTACTGGTTTTGCGTTTATTTTTTACCTTTGTCGTTTTGGTCTTGCCAAAATTCAGATCCAGCCAGTACGCCGTAACGCCGGTGTACGCGTCGCGGTCAGCAACGCGGAAGCTGTGACTGTCTCCGCTACTGCGTGTAATGGTGATGGCCGGTAGTGGCTTGCCACTTTGTGAAACCGCCTGCCCTGGGACAATGAACAGCAACATACCGTTTTTTATGGTTGTGATTGCCCCAACCATTTCTGCCATGCGAGTAAGGAAGCTGATATCTGATTCATTCGTCTGGTCAGCATGGTCAAGTTCCAGCTTCGCCAGCCGTTCTGTCACGCCAGCTTTCAGCCCGTAGCGACTGGCGATGGCGGATACCACAAACCCGACGGTCACATTGTGCCAACTGTATTCACGCTTAACGTTAAATGTTTCTCTAAAATCCGCACTGCGAGCGCTGATAGTCAACTGATCCGGTGGGCCACGATGCGCAATTTCATCAACCGTAAATGTCCCTTTGCTGATTAGCGGCTCATTCGCCCAGCCCAGCGCCACCGTGACCTTTGCACCGCGCGGCGGCAAGGCTAATTTTCCGTCTGCATCGTCAAGCACTAATTCCAGTGAATCAGCTTCAAACCCGCGATTATCAGTCAGCGATAACGACATCAGCCGATCATTCAGCTCTGTAACCTGCTGATCGCCAATCCTCACCATAAACGCCGGACGGGGTGAATATTCGTCCAGACGTCCAGAAATAGCCCCTAGCGTATCCATGATTGACATTGTTACCCCCTGATCTCTGCATGAATACTCGCGTTACGCGCGCGTAGGGACAACCGGCTCTGGTTGTCACGGTGCAGCGACAAGGCAAACGCCGTGCACAGGCAGTGAAATCCCGCAATCATGAAGCCGGACATTTGACGCATTGAGGCAACAAGCATGGCGACTAATTATCATCACGGTGTGACCGTCCGAGAAACAACGGATCTCAGCACCATCATTAACGATATCGACTCGGCAGTGATCGGCGTGGTGTGTACCGCAGATGATGCCGACGCTGATACGTTCCCGTTAAACGAACCGGTACTGTTAACCCGCGTTGCCAGCGTGTTGGGCAAAGCGGGTAAAACAGGCACGTTACACACCACGCTGAAATGCATTTCCGATCAGGCCAGCCCTCAAACGGTGGTGATCCGCGTGGCAGATGCGGCGAATGCGCAAGCAGAAGGCAATGAACCTAAACCAACGCAGGATCAGTTAGTGATCGGCGGTTCCGATGCCAGCGGACGCTATACGGGGCTGTATGCGCTGCTGTCGGCAGAGGCGCGTATTGGTGTTCGTCCACGCGTACTGGCTGTACCGGAACTTGATACCCAGGCCGTTGCCGCACAGTTGGCCGTAATGGCTGAAAAGCTAAACGCGTTCGCTTATGTCAGTGCGCATGACTGCGCAACTATCCCGGCGGCGAAAACGTACCGTGAAAATTTCTCCCAACGTGAACTAATGGTGATCTGGCCCGACTTTATTGCCTACGACACCGCAAAAAGGGAAAGCGTAATCGTACCCGCGCCAGCGTTTGCGGTTGGCCTGCGTGCCAAAATTGATTCGGAGACGGGCTGGCACAAGGTGTTATCTAACGTTGCCGTAAACGGTGTGCTGGGACTGAGCAAAGATGTGTATTTCACGCTACAAGGAACCGATACCGACGCCGACGAGCTGAACAGCAACGGCATCACCACGCTGATTAAGCAGAACGGTTTTCGCTTTTGGGGATCGCGCACCTGTGACCGTGAAACCTATCTGTTTGAAAGCTACACCCGTACGGCGCAAATCCTCGCAGACACCATCGCAGAAGCGCATTTCTTCTACATTGATAAGCCGCTTACGCCCTCATTGGCAAAGGATATTGTGGACGGCATCAACCGCAAGTTAACGGCGCTGGTCACTGCTGGCCGTCTACTGGGTGCGAATTGTTGGTATGACAAAGAAACCAACACCGGCGAAACGCTACGCACCGGAAAATTAACCATCAAGTACAACTACACACCCGTTCCGCCATTGGAGCATTTGGATCTGGTGCAGGAGTTTACTGACGAATACTTCGCGACGTTCGCCAATACGTTCAGCGGGTAAGGGGTAAATCATGTCTCTGCCAAAGAAACTTAAATACTTCAATCTGTTTATCGACGGTGACAACTATTTCGGTCAGGTGCCGGAAGTGACACCGCCTAAGCTCACGCGCAAGACAGAAGACTATCAGGCGGGTGGCATGCCTGGCTTTGTCGCGATTGACTTCGGTTTTGATGCGGGCGCGCTGGATATGGAAATCACCCTCGGCGGGCTGGATGCTGGCTTGTTGAAAAAGTGGGGCGTCTCCACTGCGGACGGTATGCAAACGCGCTTTGCAGGTTCGTATCAGGATGAAGCCACAGGCGAAGCGGTGCCGTGTGAAATCCAGACGCGTGGCCGGTTTACCGAGCTTGACCCAGGCTCTGCCAAAGTGGGTGAAGATACGGCACATAAATACACCCTGAAAAATACCTACTTCAAGCTGACGATCAGCGGTGAAGAGGTCATGGAAGTGGATGTGCTGAACATGATTTATAAAGTGGCCGGTGTCGATATGCTGGAAAAACACCGCGCTAACGTTGGGCTATAACAGGAAATGTCTACCATGACTGAGAAACAAAATAACGTCGTCATTCTGCAAAACCCGATTACGCGTAAAGGCGGTGATGTGAAAGAAGTTACGATCACCGGCGCACTGAAACAGGCCGGATCGCTGCGTGGGCTGAAAGTCTACGATGTGATGACATCCGATGTTGATAGTTTGCTGACGTTACTCCCGCGCGTTACCAGTCCTGCGCTGACGAAAGAAGAACTTACCACGATGGATACCTGGGATTTTTGCCAGCTCTCCAATGCGGTGGCGACTTTTTTGCAACCCTCTTCCCCAGCGAACGAGACGGGCGCGGTAACGGCGTAATTCATTGCCCGTTTAACAGTGTTGAAGAGGTGATGGCCGACATCGCAGCAATTTTCCATTGGTTGCCGTCGGCGATGGATGCCATGCCAGTAGATGAGCTGCTGGCATGGCGCAGCCGAGCAGCCGTTAGAAGCGGAAACTCGGAATGACAGATCGCAATCTCAATATTCGCGTGGCGTTCAGCGCGATCAATAATATGGCTCGGCCCGTCAGTGCTGCACGCAGCGGCACTGCGGCGCTGGCTGACCAAATCAGAGCAACACAAAACACCCTCAACGGGTTAGGACGTCAGGCCAGCAGCTTCGACCGTCTGAGCGCTGCATCCGCTAAAACAACCCGTGAACTGGAACAAGCTAAAGCCAAAGCCGCCGCGATGCGTGCCGAATTTGGTGCCGCCAGTGCGCGAACGGACGAACAAAACGCGGCACTGAAACGGCAGCGTGAGCTAATCAGGCAATTATCAACGGCTCAGACCAACGAAACCGAACAGTTAAAACAACTGCGGGCAGAGCTGGCGCGGCACGGCGTGATACTCGATCGCAGCCGCAGAGCAACAGACCAGATTAGCGATCAAACCGCACGCTATAACCGCATGTTAGCGGAACAGAAACGGCGGTTAGCGGCAGTGACGCAGGCTCGAGCACGCTACGATAGGATGCAGCAGACGGCGAGTAACCTGCGTAGCACAGGGGCAATGGCAATAGGTGCCAGTGCAGCCGGTGCGTATGTCGGTGCCAGAATGATGGCCCCTAATCTGCAATCAGACAAAAGCGGCGCAGTGATTGCCGCGCAAAACGCTGAAGCTCCTGCAATGGGTACGCAGTATTCGAAAATCATTAAAGGGATTAATCGCGCCGGTGTGAGCAATGACCTCGCCCAGATCGCCAGCACCGTATCGGCGGTGCGTAGCTCACTGGGCGCATTGGGGGAAGTCGGTGAAGCTGAATTAGACAGGATCTCGCGCAAAGCGTTGGATATGCAATCCGTGCTAGGCGGTGACACGGCGGAACATATCCAGATTGCCGCCATCATGATGAAGAATGGTCTGGCTCGCAGCAGTGATGAAGCATTCGATTTGATGGCGGCGGGTATGCAACGTGTATCTACACAGATGCGCGGCGAGTTACCTGAGATATTGCATGAGTATTCAACGCATTTCAGGAACATGGGCTACAGCGGATCAGAAGCTATGACGCTGCTGGTCAGCATGGCGCAACAAGGCAAATTCGCGCTGGATAAGACCGGCGATGCCATCAAAGAATTCAGCATTCGCGGCTCTGACATGTCCAAAGCCAGTGTGGAGGCGTATGACGCCATCGGACTGAATGCGCAGCGCGCGTCATCTGCCATCGCCAGCGGCGGTGCACAGGCGCGTAACGCGATGCAGCAAACCGCGCAGGGGTTATTGAAGATTAAAGACCCAGCCGCGCGGGCAAATGCGGCGATTGCATTATTTGGCACCCCGATAGAAGACCTGTCTATCGATCAGATCCCTAACTTCCTGTCAGCGCTGGCGAATACCACAGACCAATTCAGCAATGTCAGCGGAACGGCCGAACGTATGGGCAGCACGTTACGCGATAACCTGTCGGGGGATATCGACAAGCTGGGTGGTGCACTGAGTGGGTTACGTTTTGCCATCTTTGAAAATGATTCAGGTGTTCTGCGTTCGCTGGCTCAGGGCGCCACGGCGTTAGTAAATAGTGTCCGTGAATGGGTAACGGCTAACCCTGAGTTGGCTCAAACACTGCTTGTGGTTGTGGGCGGTGCGTTGGCGCTCACCGCAGCCATCGGCACCGTCTCCCTTGCGACTGGCATATTGATGGGCCCATTCGCCAAACTTCAGCTTGGTTTTTCTCTGTTAACGGGTGGCATCCTTACCAGTATACGCAGTGGCATCGGTGGAATCGGCAACATCGCCCAAGGCGCCGGCCGTTCCTTGTTGATGGTATTCACTCAGCCAAGCGCAGCATTATCTGCGCTAGGGAATGGCGTGCGAATGCTGGCGACATCGGGATTTTCTGCACTGAGCGGTTCGGGGATGGCGGTATTTAATATCCTGCGTACCGGCTTCATGCTGTTGCTCAGTCCCATCGGCATAATCGGCGCAGCAATCGTTGCGGCCGGTGTATTGATTTACAAATACTGGGAGCCGATTAAAGCGTTTTTCAGTGGCTATTTTAGTGGTCTGGTTGCTGGTCTTGAACCGGTTAAACAATCTTTCTCTGCGCTATCCCCTGTTTTCGACGGGATCGGACAGGCCATTAGTGGTGTATGGGGCTGGTTCAAAAAACTGTTTGAACCGGTCAACGCCTCATCTGAATCGCTGAAACAATGCACGGAAGCGGGGAAAGTATTTGGTGAAGTGGTTGGCATGGCGATTGGTGGCGTAGTGACGGTTATTTTGAAAGTTGCCGAAGGCATTGGCTGGATACTGGAAAAATTAGGGGTTATCCCTGAAGCCGCAAATGCCGCCGTTTCTGCATCAAATGCCATGAATGGGGCAATCCCACAAAAAGGCTATGAATCTAAAAAGCCGGTTATGTACGTATGGGATAAGAAACAAAAGAAAATGGTGGCGCAGGAATGGAAACCGCAACCCCCCAAAGAAGCCGATGCGGTGATTAAAACCGGTGAGGCAGCAAAACCACCAACAGGCGAAGGCAATCAGCCTAAACAAACTGGGGTGTTGCAGGACTTGACGGGGAGCAATCCCAAAACAGAAAAAACAGGCAGCACAGCAAAGACAGAAGAGAAGAAAGACCCGAACAAGCTGGGTGATATCGTTTTTAAAAACGTGCCGCCTGCCGTCATGCTGGCGAACGGCTACAGTGAATCACAGGTTATGCCTGCACAGCCCAAAATCCCATTACTGGAGCGTGTGAAGCAAACCGCCGGTGTGCTGGCCGCTTCCGTCCTGCCGTTTACTGTGCAACCTGCTGGGGCGGACGTTCCAGCCATCAATTCACCTGCAGCACAGATGAAAACGGCGATGTCTGCCGGCATGGCCAACACAGACAAATATGAAATCAATATCACGATTCAGGATGCACGCAGCCTGGATGAAGACAAACTCGTCGCCAGACTGCGGCGGGAAATCGACGATATTGAACGCCGTAAGCAGCGTCGCCAGCGCTCACAACTGACCGATCACGTATAGGGCTTTTATCATGATGATGATTCTGGGTATGTTCGTCTTTATGCGGCAGACTACGCCGTACCAATCCCTGAGCCATGACAGCAGTTGGCGACATGTTAAAAATGACCGAGTCGGTAAATCCCCGCGTTATCAGTACATCGGCGCAGGGGAAGATAAAATCACACTGTCCGGTGAGCTGTACCCAGAAATAACCGGCGGCGATGTGTCGTTGAACATGCTGCAAACGATGGCCTACACAGGGAAAGCCTGGCCGCTGATCGAAGGGACAGGCAACATCTACGGTATGTATGTGATAACCAGCATTAACGAAACCCGTTCTGAGTTCTTTAACGACGGTAAGGCGCGGCATATCTCATTTACGCTGAATCTGGAGCGGGTTAGCGAGGATTTGCGGGAAATGCTGGGTGATATGGATATCGGCTTACCCTGGTAACACAGTTGTTTTTAACTGTGATCGAAGAAAAAAGCCCACTGTCTCGCTAACAGTGGGCTTCGCTTTCCCCGATGTATCATTATTATTTTAAAACCAATCACATAATGACATTCGCCGTGGTTATTTTATAAACGTTTATACAGATCGATTAAGCGCTATTGATCGGTGGTAGCGATCAATTTACGTTTGCGATTGACTGTAAATCCAGCACTTAACTTTGATGTCCTGATAAAAACCTAAAGAAATTAGAAATCACCCCGATAACTATGGGTCATTAAAAATCACACAGGGATAAGAGAT